GAAATCACAGAAAGATATGAAAGGTACTTTAGAGAAGGATATACGGAAGGATGTTGAGGCTGAGTTATTGGAAAAGTTCAAGAAAGATCAATCTAACTTCAAATCATTAGAGGATGCTCCTGCGTCCTCCGAAGCTCCGGAGGGGGGGCTGGCTGAATTCACGGAAGACTCTTTCCGTAAGATGTCAGAAAAGGATCGAGAGGAGGCGCTCAGGGGGCTCTAATTAAGGAGACCTAAAATGGGTGCAACTGATTTTCCGTTGGGCGACGCATTAGCCGTCCAGAGATGGTCCACGTCTCTTGCTATTGAAGCAGAAGTATATCAGTACTTCCGTAAATTCATGGGCAAGGGTGACAATAACATTATTAAAATTAAAACCGAGCTGAACAAGCAGGCCGGTGAGAAGATCATCGTCGGGTTCCGTCAGAAACTGGGATCAGATGGTGTTGAAGGTGACAATGTCATCGAGGGTACTTCGGCAGAAGAGGCTCTCGAATTCTTCTCAGACAGCTTGTTTATCGACCAGCGTCGGAAGGGCACAAAGAGCAAGGGCAAGATGTCCGAGCAAAGGGTGCCTTACAATATGCGTAAACAGGGCCGTAACGCTCTTGCAGTATGGTACGGAGAAGATTACGACCAGCAGTTGTTTTACTATCTCTCAGGGCTTCGAGGGATCACGTCTGGCCATGTCGATACTTCATGGACTGGTCGTGCGAATAACTCCCTGCAAGCTCCTGACGCCGCGCATCTGTTCTACGGTGGCGACGCGACAACCCCTGGCGATATGGCAAGTGATGACACTGTCGATATCGATTTGATTGAGCGCCTTGTGGCATCAGCAGAGACCCTTGATCCGATGGTGCAGCCAGTAGTTACCAAGGGTGGCGAGAGCAAGTTCGTCTTTCTGATGCATAACTATCAGGCTTACGATTTCCGTAAGGCAGTGACTACCAATGACTGGGTAGACATTCGCAAGAATACCGATGGGCAAAAATCCCTGCTTTACAAAAATGCGCTGGGTGAGTATGCCGGTGTTATTCTGCACAAACATCGTAATGTTGTGCGGTTTGACAATACCATCGGTACCTATGCAGTTGACGGCGCCAGAGCCTTGTTCTTGGGTGGCCAGGCCGGAATGATTGCATGGGGTGGCGGCGGAACGTATGGCCGGTATTCCTGGAACGAGGAAAAGGATGACCGTGGGAACGCCCTGGCAATTACAGCTGGCGCGATTTATGGTTGCAAAAAAACACGGTTTAACAGCAAGGATTTCGGGCTATTCACTGTCGATACTGCTTGCACAGATTTAAGCTAATCGTAACAGGGGGCCACCCTACGGCCCCCACCAATCTTACCAAGGAGGTAGTAACACATGGCTACTTATAAAAGTGACCTCGTAATCAACGATGTCGTTCCTGACATGTTGAATGCAGGCGAAACTAAAACCGTAATCGCCAAATACACGGCTTCTGCTGCTTTGGCGGCTGCCAGTATTATTGAGATGGTGCCGGTGAAGGAGGACTTCGTTGTTCTCGGGATGCAGGTTTATTTTACCGCCTTTGGCGCAGCTCGGACCCTGGACATCGGAGAAACTGGCGTTTTGGCGGACAGATACTTCGACGGGCTCGATGTCTCATCCGCCGGCAAGGCCGACCTGTTTGCCGATGGCGACGCAGCTTATGTCGTTCCTAAAAAGTACTCTGCTGGCGACACCATCGACGTTCTGGTTAATGTCGATACAATGCCACAAGATGCTGTATTATATCTTGTTGTAACGTATAAGAAAATAGGTGTTATCGGAGCTGAAACTGTGTAATTTAAAAGACCACCTTTTATTTTACATGTAATTTATGCCTGGTCAATGAGCGGCAGCGGTCCCCCCCGCTCCCCCCCACCGCTCATCGGCTGGGCATTTCCCAAGGATCTTTGTATGAATTTCACTGAAATGAACACGGCGGTTGCGTATGCCTTGCAGGACGAATCGTTTGATACTGGGTGGATCGATGACGGGCTTGAAGAGGCCCTCGTTTTTGTATCATCAATATTCCCACTGCCGTATCTTACTACATCATCAACCGTTACATTTGCTGCTGACGAAGACAGCCACGCAATGCCTACCGATTATGCCTGGAATGTAATAAGCGCTCACAACACAACAGACGATCTTCCAGTTACGGTGTGGCCAAGCCTTAGAAATCTATTAGACGAATTTGGCTATACAACTTCAAAATATATAAATCTTCAAAATATTGCGGTAGAAGATAAAACTATGTGGGCGCCGTTCCAAGTAAAATCAGAGCAAATCATAAAAGTTTGGTATACCAAAGACGCAGACACACTCGCAGTTGATGCTGACTGCTCGTGTATACCGTCACACTTACACAAAGAGATACTTGTCAACCGGGTTGTCGAGGCGGCCTATGAACTAATCGAGGATGGCATTGATGGGAAAAAGGTCAACTGGGAATTTAACCGGGCGCAGTTTGCACTTGGGCTCGCCATGCTTCGGGATTTTTACCCGAGGACTGGAGAGCACTACACCTATGTAAAACGTAATTCGTTTAGGGTATAAGGAGCACGCTATGGGACTAAAGAAAATATTCAAGGATTTCAAGGATTGGGTTAGCGGAGATACATCTGAACCAGGGACCCCAAAGCCGAAGCCGAAGCCGAAGGAGAAAAAGAAAAAGAAAACTCCTCGCGGAGGAACGGGTTATCTCGGGCAAGCCATCGCTGGAATAGAAAGACGCAATAAAATTCTCGACGATATAATGAAGGAATAATGACAGTTATCTTCTCAGGCAGTACTGGGTTAAATAATAAGATTGACCCAGTACGGTTAAAGTTTGATCCACAAAGCGGAGTTGCGGAGTTATCCGAAGCGATTAACGTAGAGGTGGATTCGTCCGGAAGGGTTAGCCGACAAAAAGGATATTCGCTACTCAAGTCTGGAGACTATTATAATATGTGTCCGTTTGATTGTGGCGGGTATACTATTGTTATGAGAGGCAGCTGGCTCTACGCCATAGACACAGATGGAAACGAGACCGCGATAAGAAGTGGAATGACTCCGAACGTTCCAATTGACTACGTCATGGCCAATGATGGCCTTAGGAACATTGTATACTACGTAAACGGATTCGAGCGTGGGCGTGTATTTGAGAAAGTTAGCTATACATGGAACGTGACGACATACAATGGCCCAGACATTGACGAGGTCCATAGAGACCCACCGGCTGCCGCTCACAGAATATGTCTTTATAACGGCAGAATTTATCTTGCCGTAGACAATATAATCTACGGTAGCGTACATCATGATTTTAGCAAATTCATTTATTCAGACAACGGGATGATGTTTCCAGGTAGGATAACTATGATGAAGCCGGTTATCGATGGAATCTATGTAAGTGCCGGAACGGAAACAATATTCTTAGCTGGTCAAGATATGTCTCCACTCGGCGAGTGGAGTTCGTTCAGTTATCGTAAAGTTTTTAATTCTTATGTTGTTCAGGGGTGCCATGCCTACGTTGAGGCCCAGGACATAGGGGTTGAGGGATTCGGCCAGGGTATCATATGTTATACTCCAGAGGGTATTTGTTTCGCTGGGCCTGGCGGCCAATTCATTAATCTGACAAAAGATAAGCTTTCAAGCCGTCTTGGGGCAACGTATCTTCCTGACGGGGTACATGGCTCAGGAATAATTATTGATAATGAAAAGTTTCTTATGACGATTGAACCTTAGACAGGAGAAAGACAATGACACTCAAATTTTCAACCAGAGCAATTAATTTAAGCGCTGGGTATAAACCCACGGTGACTGATGCCGGAAGCCAAATTTCATTTACAGCACCGAATTTGATCAACACAACTCAAAATGATTTTCTTATCAAGGGTTTCCGCCCCGGCAGAGTCATCGAGGTAGTCGATGGCGGCTCATCCACCAATGCAGGGCTTTACAAAATCGCATCGGTGACCGCCGGGGTGATAACTGTGGGCTCAGGAATAGTCACAGAGGCAGCGGCAGTTGATACGCCGACTATCAACCAAATGGACACCGGATCATGGATTAATATTTTTCAGTACAGCGTGATGGGGATTTATGGGTCTCCAACACTTACCGATCCAGATGCTACCGAAGGGGCGACCCTGCTTGCCTTGGTCACAGATGGCGGTGGCGCCGTTGTCCCGGGTTCTTCAACGAATGGTCTTTTATTCACATTTGATGCAGCCGGGAATATCGTCATCGATGCGTCTCAAACCTGGAAGGCCAGCGCCGGGCTGGTTGACGGCACCGCCTATTTTGCTATTATTTACGATAACGGCTATATTACTGGTGACGATAGCACGAACCTTCGATCCGCCAGAATCTTAATGACGCTCGGTACGTCAGGAAGCGATGCCGATATGATTGTGACCACTCTGAGTGTAAAAACAACAACCCCGTTTGAGGTTCAGTCAGGTAATTTAACATTGCCGGCCGTAGCTTGCTCGTAAAAAAAAGGTTTATTATGCCATTCTGTAAAGTTGATTTAATGCAGCAGAACAATATTCTGCTTAGGAACTCTGTTGACTATGTTTATATTTGCTCTGGCGATCCGCAGACGTATACAGAGGCCGTTGCTCAAAAATTAGCCGAGAAAGCCATTAATTTTTGGTCTTTCACTGGCCCATTCCAGGGATCACACGACCCATTAGGGCAGAAGGTTATTTTAACGGCATTCACAACCACTGCTGCTACTGCTG